GCTGCGAATGCAGCACCCTGCCGTCGAGTGGGTCACGAAATATCTGCACCATGACTTGCTGACCGCTATCTAAATGTGAGGTGTACACCTCGTAGATGTAGGTCTTTGCGTCCATGGTTTTCGCTTGCCTTCCGTCGGTACATCGACCCTAAGCAATGGGTGTGACTAAAGCAAGGATTTAGCCTGTTTCCATTGCTGCACAAGGGCTGGAACGCGGTTGCCGACATAGTAGAAGATGTGCCATGGCTCGGATTGCACTTCCCATGTGAAGCCGTAGGACTGAATGTTCTTGAGCATGAATTGCATGCGGCCTGTTTCTGATGCGTCACTGATGTCAACTGCCAACCCGAGATTATGACGGCTTGTGCCGGGTGCAGCCATCGGCGCACAGTTGGGCTTGAGGTAGTAAGTGTTGCCTTTCCACACTCGCGTCGATGCGCCTGCGATCGGCTGGGTCTGGTAGCGCGCGAGGAAGCCAGCGGTCTGTGTTGAGATGCTGCGATAGGTGTCTGCTGCCGATGTGGGCTTAAAGGTCTTAACGCCTGCTGCGAACGCTGCGTCGCGTAACGCCATGTATGCGTCAGCTGCTAGTGGGTGCAGTTTGCCGTATGGCTTGACATCGACGAGTAGGCCTGCTGGTAGTTCACCCGGGGTTACATGGGCAAGCGTTGACGGCATTACCAACTTGTGATAGTGGCGCTCGAGTTTGTCTGGGACGACAGTGAGCGTCGGTGCTTTAGGCTTCGGGGTTTTTGCCGATGCCATAAGCCTTGTTTTTTGGGTTGACATAGCCAATGAACAGTGGTGCTACAGCTGCGATGGCTGCACCAAGTAGGTCGTTCGGGTCGGTGTTGCCTGACATGTAGAGCGCGACTGCTGCTGCAATGGCACTGTTGATGTAGGTCGAGATCATTGCTTTATCACTGGCTTTCATTTGTTGCCCCTGTCTGTTTGGCTTTTTTCATTCCGTTAGATGCTAATAGGCCGCCGAGTGATCCTGTGAGGAACACGACAACGGTCGAAAGTAGGTCAATGAATGCTGCGTCGTTGGGGGCTTGCTCAAGTGGCTGATTAACAAACAGTAGGCCGTACACAAAGCCAAGGACAATGGCGGCAAAGCTGATTGACAGTGTGATGCCGACTATCAGGATTAGTCGTGCGTGTTTATCCTCTGGCGACATCGCAAGCCGTTCTAGTAAAGCACCTGTTCGGTTCGATGTTGACTCTTGTGCTGGTGCACCCACTACAGCCCCAAGCCACTACTGCTACAAGGATTGTGCAGCCAAGTAGGTAACGCCATTTCATTACTTTTTTGTAGGCGGTGCTGGTGGATATGGGTTAGCGTCTTTGACTGCTTGTACTGCGGCTTCCCATGCTTCTTTGGTATTTGTGCCGCGCTGCCACTCAAAGAACAGGCCGTCGGACTTTGCCTCGTATTCGGTGCGGCGTGTCGTTTCTACAACTGCAACTTGGTCGTTGTAGGCAGTAGCAGGCCATAGCGCGTCAAGTTCGGCTTGTGTGGGTTTTGGTGTGTTGTCCAACCATGTCAAGCCGTCGTAAGTGTCGCCGTTAAGCGTCCATTGTGTGCCGGGGTAATTTGCGCTAAGTATTGCGGCGTAGTCAATCATGCCAAAATCTCCGCGACTGTAATAGTAGAAACTGAACGCGTAAAAGAACCTGCGTCCGTATCGTTGTCAGATCGGTTTACATAAGTTACGCCGCCGCTGTCGGTGCTTTTTACTTGTACTGCATACACAAGCGCACTTGTTGAGGCTGGACTATCTAGAAATAAAAGTATGTTGCTGTAATACTCAAAATCGTTATGCGACATCGGTATAGGTGAGGTTCCTACGGTTCTGTTTCCTGCCGTGTTCGCTATAGCAATAGCGGTGCTATCCCGCATCAATCTTGCCTCGGCACGGCCTACTCCGTTATCGCCAGCGGCGGAAAGTTGCGAAATAATAAGAATTTTACTAGTAGAAGACGACGGCGTTATGGTCGCCGTTAAACCTGTAACCGTTGCATATGTAGTACTGCTCATTGTAAAAGTATCGGTCTTTGTAGTGCTAACTACCTGACCAAGTTTGCCACCAAGCCCCAGCCATGCCGCGCCGTCGTAATACTGCGTTGTATTTGTGTCTTCAATGTAAGCGAACTGGCCTTCGGCCAAAGTCTTTTCGCCTGTGCCACCGAAAGCCGCGTCGCGCGTGACAGTCGTAGCAAAGACAGGGATGCCGCTATTCGTGATGTTGAGGTCGGCTGCTGTAAGCACCTCTCCTGCCGTATAGACGGGGACTGTAGTAACTGCGTTTGCTCCCATAAGTGCTCCTTATCCTAAGACATTTTCGGTGTCGATTGTGCCATATACCAGATCATCCAAGATCAGCTCAAACACCAGCGTCGTAGGTGAGGTAAAAAGGGTGATCCTGTGGCCTGTGGACAGGTCAATCTCATGCTGGATGCCCTCGATGGCTAGCTCTTGCGCCAATGAGGTAATTGTGACCCCACTAGTAAACGACTTTTCTATGGTGATCGTGTTGCCGATCTCGAGGATTGCCACTGTGTCGCGCTGGGCATCGGTGAGGGATGCGAACAGGGTCGACACATTGGTGTAACGCGCTTCTGGCTGACCTACAAGCAGGTAGTTGGCAAGGTCTAGAGCTGCTGTGTCGTTGTGGACTAGCGCGTCCGAGATGGCGGTGGTCTGAATAAAGTAGGTGGCCTGCGATGCCAAGTCCTCGGCGATCTCTGGGCTTGTAGCGCCAGCATGCTGCACCGCTGCCCTGTTAATAACCTGATTGGCCTCAAACGAGATGCCCACATTGTCGTAAGGAATGTTTGTGCCGTCATCGTGGAAGTCTGCGACCGAAGCCGACAGCGTGTTACCAATGCGATCTTGGAATGTGAAAGTACCATCGCGCGCAATAAATATTCTGCCCTGCACACTTTCGTTAATCTTTGCCATGTATGCAGCGACCGATGTGCCGTAAGGAACGGTATAAGCGGACGCGCCGCCTAGCAAAATGGTTGAGGTTTCAATGCTGCGCTCACCTGGCAACATAAAAGCGTTGACTTCAGGAAGGTCTAAGACTGCTGCTACTCGAGCACTGGCAAGTTGCTCGGTCACATTGAACTCGTCCATGTAAGTCTGGCTGAGCAGATAAAAGTCATCAGCGCAGGACACGCTTACTGTGTCAAGACCGCCAAGATTAAAGTTGTAGTTGTAGTCGACGATGTAGCCGTTGAACAGTTCCTCGCCTTCACGGCTGAGCACAACCTTCCGCATAGGTGCTAAACCCGGTACAGCCTGAGCGGTGTCGTAATACGGTGACTGGGTATCGAACGGGTTAAAGATGCCGCCCGTGAATGTGTCGTTAAGATCAAAGCTCATCGTGCCAGCAGTGAACTGGTCGCCAATGTCTCTGCGTCCACGGAACACGCTGATGCCTGTAGCGCCGTCAATAACGGAAGCGAACTCTGTTGTACCGTCCAGCACATACTCGGTGTTATTGAGCACACCCTTTTCTGCGTCGTCAAGCGTAAACGCGTCCACAAGGAAGCCTGTAGCGATCGTGAGATCGTAAGACCCTGACTGAACAATCGTGGCAGCCATCAGGCGACCTGTATTTGTGCTGGGCCGTCCACTCGGTTCATGGCTTTAATGCTGTTGACTACAGCGCGACCGATGTCTGCTGATGTGGCTAGACCGCCGTTGACATTGACTGTGATCGGTGTGCCGCGCTCGACCATGAACTGATCAAAGAGGCTAGAGAAGTCTGCTGCGTTGCCTGTGATGCCGTAGTTGCCGCCCATGTTGCCTGCATAGTTTTTGCTTAGGTCTAGAACGCTTGAGGCTTTACCGCCGCCTCCACCGCCGCCTGATGGTGCTACTAGTGCCGACTCGATCATGCCCATAGGGCTAGATGTGAAGCCGCCTGTGCCGCCTTCTCGAGCTGCTCCACCACGGCTGCTGGTAGTTGTGCTGCTGCCACCGCCGCCGAGTGTTGGCATCTCTGGGATGGTGTAACTGTTGCCGCCGATACCCGGCACCCAGTCTGGTATTTCGAAGCCAAAGCCGCCGATCGTTGAGTTCCAAAGTTCTGCTATGCCGTTAAAAATAAACTTGAACACGCCGTACATGTTTTCTAGGTATGTCTTTACTACGCCGACTGCGATCTTTACACCTGCCGCCATGACATCGAATACTTTGTCAACGATGACGCGCACCGTGTCAAACTTAAAGTACAACGCAGTCAGGATGGCAATGAGTCCTACTACCGCTGCTACCACTAGACCGATTGGGTTGGCTGCAAGTGACAGATTAAAGAGTGTGTTTGCAATTGTGGCAAGTTTGACGGCGGTCGTGTAAGCAATAATCATTGCTGATAGTCCTGCGATGACTCCGCTGGCGATGAGAATGAGATCGGTGTTTTCTTGCAAGAACGCTGCCATGTCCAACAGTTTTGGTAGCAGTTTTTCTAACACTGGTAAAAACGCTGCACCGATTGACTCTTGCAGCTCGCCAAGTTGGATGCCAAAGTTCTTCATGCCACCCTCAGCAGTGCTGGCAAAGATTTCAGCAGCACCACCGACCGAGCCTTCAAGCGCCTGCATAATCTCGTCGGCAGTCGAGGACGAGTCAATTACATCCTTGAGCGATGGGTCTAACTTGACGAGTGCAGTGGTCTGGCCTGCCAACGCTTTTGCGACAGCGACGCTGGCGGTCTCCATGTCAATGTTTTTGGCTGTGGCAAGGTCAGCCGTGACCGACATTGCCTGCTGAGATAACTCGAGCGATCCTGTGGCTCGTAGAAGGTTCTCAAGGGCTGGGCGCAGTTGATCGTCTGCCATGGCGGTCTGTCGCGAGAACGCGCTGATGGACTCCTCGACTGCTGCGATCTGTTCATCGGTTGCCTGTGTCGTGGTGCGTAGTTGTCGAGCGAGATCGGCTTGCTGTGCGGCATCTTCCATTGCCGCCTTGGTTGCTACAACTACGCCAGCCGCTAAGCCTGTGAGAGCTGCTACGGCAGGCAAGAACGCCTTTTCTAGGACATGCCCTGTTTTGTTTGCTACGCCTTCGAGCTGCTGGAACTCTTTAACAGCGCGATCAACACCCTTGCCATCGAACTCGCTAATGATTGGAATAGATAAAGCCATTAGCCGACCTCTCTCTTTATTTCGTTAATCGTTTTTAAGATCATCTTTTCCATTTCGCCCTCAATACCGCGTCGCGCTTTATAGACCGCTGGGCCGATCAGTCGAGTCCTACCCGGCATAGCCATTGCAAAGCCGCGCTCAGGACTAACTGCATCAAGTGATGT